ATCAGCCCAACGAGTTCCCGCCCGTTCAGAACGCGTCCTATGTCACCGCCGACGGTGAATCGGTTTTCAAAGACACGGCCTTCGCTGGCTGCATCAATGTCTACGAAGCCCAGCGCAATGCCATCATGCTGGTGCGCAAGAGTCGCAACAGACGCGCCTACGTCGTGAACTGCGATCTCTCGGCCTGGAAGATTCGGCCGGGCATGACCGGTCTTCTCACAGTCACGGAGCTGGGCGTCTCTGCCCAGACCGTGCGCTGTGAGGGTTGGAAGCTGAATCCAGCCGGCACGGTCGAGGTGGCGCTGCGCGACGAGCTGGCGAGCGACTGGAACGATCCCCTTGAAGCGGACTACCTCACGCCGCTCACCATCTCCACGCCCACGCCGGTCTACTTCACGCCGGATTCCGTCGGGTCGCTCACCACCAGCGGCGTCAAGAACGGGATCCTCCTCACGTGGACGGCACCGGCCATCGTGCCGGCGGACATGGTTTACGAGGTATGGGAGTACACCTCGCAGACGCCGTTCGCCTCGGCGACGAAGGTGTGGGAAGGGGCGGCGCTGTCCGTGGTGATCCCGAAGACCACGAGCGGGATCTGGTACTACTGGGTCCGGCCGCGCACCGGCGGCGGGGTGACCGGGCCGCAGCACCCGACCACCAACGGGCAGCAGGGGCAGATCGCCCCGGTCCTGGAGTTTCCCTACGCCACGACCGGAAACGCTGTGGCCGTGGACAAGGGGGCGATGAAGGTCGGTGGATCCTCGTCCTGGGACTCCTCGATCTATTCACTGTCGGCTTATGCCAATGGTGCATTTGTCAGCTTCCGGCCAGCACAGCAGAACGTGGATTTCTGCATTGGCCTGAACGCGGATCCGACGACGAACAACAATTACACGTCGATCGACTACGCGTTCATTCCAGATAGCGTCGGCTCGCTCAACATCTACGAATCCGGCACCTACGTGTCGACTCCAACAGGCTATGTTACTGGCGATGACCTCAGCATCACGTATGACGGTGCGCTAGTTCGATACTTCAAGAATGGCAGCCTCCTGAGAGAAGTGATGGCCGGGCCTGGTCGCAGTTTCAGTCTTGACTCGTCGTTCTATGGCCCGGGCGGGGCGGTAGCTGATCTGCGCTTCGGCCCCTATGGCACGGCCGCCCCGGTCCTGTTCAACGCCCGCGGCAACTGCGCCGTTAGCGACTCGAACGCGCTGAAGGTCGGCGGAATAGGGGCCTGGGACAGCGACGTCTACAGCATCCGCGGCTATCAGAATTGCCACATGTCGTTCAAGGCGAACGACATCTTCCATGCGGTGATGGTCGGGCTGGGAACTTCCCCGCTGGGCAGTCTCAGCTACGCGTCGATCGACTTTGCGTGGGAAGCGGAAGATACCTCTGGCTTGGCCCACATCTACGAACTGGGCACGCACATCGGTGCCTTCGGGTCCTATGACGCCACGACAGTCTTTGCGATCACCTACGATGGGATCGACGTCCGCTACCTGAAGAACGGAGTCGTCGTTCGCACGGTGAACGCGCCGGGCATGACGTTGTACGTCGACTCCTCGTTTTACACGGCGGGCGGCGGCATCAACTCCCTGCGCTTCGGCCCGACGACGAACCTCGCGGTCAATGACACCCCCCAGCTGGGCGCGAACGCAGCGACCGAGGTTTACACGGCCTCCCGCGCGACGGACACCTACAACGGATCGGTGTTCTCCAGCACCGGCCTCACGGACGGCGCCGGCGCCACCATCGCGGCGACGCTCCCAGCCGACACGCAGATCGAGCTGACGGTTACCGTTGAGGTGGAGTGCACGACGTTCGTCGCTGCGCATGATTTCCCGTTCTATTTCGCCACCACCTTCACCTCCTACGTCGGGGGCGGGGGATCCGCGCTCGTGCCGCTGCTGCGCGTCACGGGAACGGGCAAGTACCAGTTCACCGCGCTGGTCGTCGGCAGCCGCGCCGGCAGTGCGCCTTCCTGTGCATCGGTCCCGGCCATCAGCCTGGGTGCAGCAACGACTAACCAGTACACCATCCGGAATCACGCGATCCGTGCGGTGGTCATCAAGCGATGAAGACGTGGAGCGCCTACGACCCCGAAACCGGGGAGTTCACGGGCGAGCAGCACAGCGGCCCGGACTTCTGGAGGCCAGACCTTCCGGTGATTGAAGGACAGCACCGGCATGACGTCAGGCGGGTGGATCTGAAGACCGGCGAAGTGATCGCCTTTCGTCCGGAGTCGCCGTCTCCCGATCATGAATGGGACGAGCAGGCCGAGGCCTGGCGGCTCACCGCCGCGGCGCAGGCTGTCATCACTGCCGACAGCGCCGCCCGGGTGGCCATAGGGCTGACGGAAACGGGGAGCCTTCGCGCCATCCGTGAGGGCCTGCTGGAACTGCTGCCCGCCGACTCGCCTGCGCGCGTGAAGCTGCAGGACGCCGACGATGCGATCGCGGCCGAACGGCCGAACCTGAAACGAGCCAGGGAGTAACCCATGCCAGATCCGAAGATCGCAGCGCGCATCTGCTGCGCGCTGCTCTCCGCGGCTGCCTATCAGCTGGCCACGAATCCCTACCTGCTGGCGCTTGTGCTGGTGTTGACCGGCCACTGGCGCGCCGGCGTCGCGATCCTCGCCGTCTTCCTGGTGCTGTGCGCGCTGTCGGTCTCCTTCGGGGTGCATCGCCGGTCTACCTTCGAGCCATTCCTTCCGATCTTCACGGCGCCGGCGTGGCTGTTCATCTTCGGGAACGAGCAGGAAGGGCAGGATCCGCTCTGGTACTTCGCAAAGCACCCCACCTGGCCGCGGTGGCTGCGTGCCTTCGTCTTCTGCGCCTGGCGCAACAAGCTACGGAATCTCCCGTTCGTGTCCTGGCTCGCCTGGTTGCACCGGCCGGCCGGGCGCCTCGAGGTGCGCGCGCGCACGATCGCCGGCGTGACGTTCCGGATCCGCTGGCGCGGGTGGATGACCGAGCTCGAGTGGTTCACTGCCGACTACTTCGGCGACGTGGGCCCGCGGCTCGACCAGCCCGACCAGTGGGGTGGCGTGTCCTGGGCATTCCGTCCTTGGGGGCGGGTATGAAGAACCTGCAGGCCTTCCTCAACATGGTCGCGGTCAGCGAGCTGGGCGAGGAGCTCATTGCGGCGAGCGACAGAGGCTACAACGTCATTGTTGGCAGTCGCCCGACGCAGGCGATTCTGTTCTCGAGCTATGCCGATCACCCGCGCCTCGAGGTGCGAGTGCGTCGTGACAGGCCAGCGACGCCGGCGGATGAGGAGCTCGTCTCCACGGCCGCGGGCCGGTATCAGATCCTCGCCCGCATCTTCGACGCCTACCGGAAGCCGCTCGGGCTGCTGGACTTCGGGCCTGCGTCCCAGGACGCAATTGCCGTGCAGCTGATCCGCGAGCGTGACGGCCTGATCCACATCGGTGCCGGACATTTCGAGAAGGCGGTAGCCAGAGTGTGCGGCGCCTGGGCAAGCCTGCCCGGCGCAGGCTACGAGCAGCATGAGAACGAGATGGCGCACCTGCGCGATGTGTACGTGAAGGCCGGCGGCACCCTGGCCGCATGAATCTGATGGGAGGGCAGCGATGAAAGATGAAGCGTTGGCGGTTGGCGTGAAGGTGGCTCTGGGCGGTGGTGCCGCAGCCGCCCTCGGCCTGACCTGGTGGGCGATCGCCGCGGCGGTTGCTGGTGCCGCAGCCTGCGCGCTGCACTTCGAGGCGGAGACTACGCCGAGCACCCTCTGGCGCGTGCTGATCAAGATCGTGGCGCTGACGATCCTGGCATCGCTGCTGGCGGTGGCCGCCCCGCACATCCCTGGATTCGCGTGGACGGAAAACATTCTCCTCGCGATCCGCGCAGGTCTGCTCGGCGCATTCGCCAGCCCTGTGTATGAACTCGGCCGGCGGGCGGTCACCTTCGTGTCTTCGCGCTTCGGCAACACGGGAGGCTGATATGGATATCCGCTCAATGCTGTTCGTGCTGTGCTGTGTGGTGACCGTAGTCACCATCTTCGTCGTACTGCTGATGTCGCCGCGGCCGCGGTGCATGAGGAGCCATCTGCAGGGCCTCGGCCGCTTCCTCGTGCTGGTGGGCTGCGCGTTCGGCGCCGCCGGCGTGCTGTCCGGAGGATCCCCGCCACCCTGGTACGCCGTGGTGATCGTTTGCGGCATCGGGATCCTGGCCGCGCAGGTCCTGGCCGAGCGGTGGCGACACGGCCGTGAGAAGGAGCGCGAGGATGCCCACGTGCGGGAGAGCTGCGCGTAATGGGCCAAGGTCAGGACCTCGCGCGCGCCGCCGATCCTGGCGCACCGCATCACGACGTCCTCGAGAACTTCCGCGATCAGCTGCTGGTGGCCCTTCTCAAGCGACTGGCAGGCAAGGAAGGAGTCATACAGATCCCTGTCGCTGAGATCGACGCTACGGGCGACAGCATCGTGCATTTCGCCGTCCGCCCTGGGCCCGCTGGCCAGGTGTTTCACTTCGAGGTGAGAAGGAAGCAATGAGCAGCGCGCAACTGACAGACGGCAGCCCGGTCCCCGAGGATGGTTCTCACCGCGAGCTGCTGCCGAATGGGCAGCAGACGGGCTACGTCGTGCTGACACCAGAGGAGCGCGCGAAAGGGTTCGTCAAGCCGCTGCGCGACAGCTACGTGCACCGGAACTGCGGCGCCAGCACCAAGATGGGCAGATCCATCGCCGAGACATACGCCCGGGATCCTCGCTTCTATAGCGGGACGTTCTGCGTCCGTTGCGGCGAACACTTCCCGCTGATCCAGTTCGTTTGGCAGGGCGGCGGCGAGCTCGACGGCGAGCCCATGGATCCGGACCAGCAGGAGGCCTGGCTGGCGAACATTCGCGTTCATCGCCGCATCGAGGCCGAGGAACGTCGCGTGGCGCGCATCGCCGAGCTGCGGCGCGAACTGGCCCAGCTGGAAGCGCTGGCGCCGCGCACATGAAGCTCCTGACGCCCTTCCTGCCGCACGTCGCCGGCGGCCTGCTGCTGGTGCTGCTGATCATGACCGGCCTGTGGCGCTTCGAGGCGCGCCGCGTCGACGTGGTGAAGGGTGAGCGCGATGCGGCTCAGCACCAGGTCACTCAGCTGCAGGCGGCAGTGGATGGCAAGGATGCCACCATCACGACGATGCAGAAGGCAGCCGCGGCCTGGCAGAACCTAGCCACGCCGGCGGCCGCCATGACCGCCGCAGCGGCCAGAATGCAGGCGACGGCCGAGGAGATCGAAGCGCGCAGCCGCGCACTCACTACCGCCGAGGAAAAAGACCATGACCTTCCCGACTGCGCTGCGCTGCTGGCGCTGGACCTCGCCCTTGCTTGCCCTGGCCATGCTCGCAGCGTGCGGGACCGCGCCGCCGCGAGTGGTCTACGTCGATCGAGTGGTGGAGGTTCCGGTGCCGGTGGTGCAGAAGGTGGACGACCGCCTGACCGCTGACTGCGAGCCGCGCACCGACGTGCCCTATGCCGGGGCGCTGACTGTCAAGGATGTGCTCGACCGACTGGCGGCCACTGAGGATGCCCTGGCTACCTGCCGGAACCAGGTGGCCGAGATTCGAGCGGCGCAGTAGCCGGTTCCCCCGAGGCCCATCCCTTTCGCAGGTCGACCGGCCGGCGGCCGCATTCCCGGCACCTGAACTTCCGCAGCAGCTGGTCGCGCAGGACGGTGTCCCATTCTTCACGCGATGGAACCGTGGCCTTGTGCCCGCACGCGCACCACAGATGCAGGACTGTCCGGCCTGGCAAGGCGTGCCCTCATCGTGCCTTAACCGGCACATACCCACACGAATCCACACATACGGGTGGAATTCACCCCGTGCCAAGTACCTGATTTCTCAGGCATGGCATGGGGTAGTAATGGTGGAGGCGGGGGGAATCGCAACAGCGCCGGACGCTGATTCTTCGGGCCTATTCGGCCGCGCGTGCCCTCAACATGCCTTACTGACGGCGGCAAGCGTCCGCGCGCCGGCGTCCGGGAAGACGTCCGGGATGAACCGCGCATAGACGCGCTGCGTGATCGACGGGTCGCGATGGCCCATCATCCTCGCCACCCATATGACCGACTCGCCGGCCGACAGCGTCCAGCTGGCGAACGTGTGGCGCAGCTGACGGGGCGGCCTGTATCTCACGCCGGCCGCGGCGCACGCGGCTTCCCAGGCGTTGCGCAGCGTCTTCTCGCTCCATGGCCCTGTCTGGCCAGCGTGCCAACGTGCGCCCTTCTGTGGCCGCCACAGCGGGTTCAGGAACACGCTGCGCCCCATCAGCCGAGTATGCTGCTGCTGGCGCTTCAGGGCGTCCAGGGCGGGCTGGATCAGCCGCAGCGTGCGATTGCCTGCCTTCGTCTTCGGCGCCTTCAGGCGCGTCCCGCGTAGCGCCTTGCTGATGCGCACCGTCCCGCGCTCGAGGTCCACGTCCGGCCAGGTCAGCGCCAGCAGTTCGCCAGGCCGCAATCCGGTCCATGCCCAGAACTGCCCGAGGTTCGCTACCTGGTCATCCAGCTTTGCCACGACCGCGGCAACTTCCGCCGGCGTGAATGGGTCGATCAGGTCTTCGACGATGCGGTCCGGCCGCTGCACCTGCAGATTCGCCAGCGGATCCGCGTCGATGATTTCTTCGGCCACGGCCATGCGCAGGGTCTGCCGCAACGGCGTCAGCTGGTTCAGCATGCGCTTGCGGCTGGTGTTCTGTGCCGCAATCCAGTCGTTCACCTTCGCCAGCGTCAGCTCGCCGATCGGCAGGGCGCCGAAGGTAGGCCGCCAGGTGTTGCGGACGTACTCGGCATAGTCGGCATAGGTTTCCGGCTCCAGCGTCTTCTCCGCGCGATCCAGCCACGTTCCGAGAAGTTCGCCGACGGTGTAGAGGCTGCCGCGCTGGCGCGCGAGCTGGCGCGCGCGCGGGGAGTTCGGGAAGTGCCGGGCATAGTCGAACTGGCCCAGCGCTATCTCGTGCTCGATGCGCGCCTTCAGCTTGGCGGCGTACCGGAGATTCGCGGGGGAGGGGGCGAGGGCGAGCTTTTCCCGGCAGCGGACGCCGGCGAATCTGAAATCGACCTGGATCGACGAGGCGCTTGCGGCGCGGACTCCCGGCCCTCTACCCATTCCTCGTACCCCCTGATGCTGATCAGCGGCTTTCCGTCCGGTGCCCGCTTCCATACCTTACCCTCCAGCCATACCCCTTGGGAAATCTTCGCCCGCACCGCGTCCTCGGTGTAACCCGTCAGGTCTTCCAGCTTCTTGATGGTGACCCAGTTGGTCACCGCAGCGGCTCCACGACGCGCACGCTGCGGTCGTACACCGAGACGGTCATCCTCACATCCTGGTGGCCCAGCAAGGCGCTGGCCTTGTGGATGTCGGAGTTATCGCTCGCTGACTTTGCCCTGATGTCGTGAAACGTGAACCGCGAAGTGATGAGGCCCTTAGCCAGCGCCTCGCGAATCTTCCGCTGCCAGAGCGTGCGAAATCCGGTTTCGGTGAATGGGTGGCCTTTGCGCGTGCGGATGATGTACAGGCGAGGAAGTGCAGGCGGCAGGCGCTTCGCGCGCACCAACACAGCCTCGACTGCCGGCGTAATGCGGATGGCGAGTGCCTTCCCGGTCTTGCTCTGTTTCACCATGATGAGGCGGTTTATCACGTCGATCTGGTCCCAGCCCATGTTTACCAGGTCGCCCTGCCGCTGGCCGGTCAGCAGGGCCAGGTCCATCGCAATTTGCAGGGGCGGGGAGCAGATGGACCGCACCGCCTCGAACTCCGCATCGGTCACGTACCGCGTGCGCGGCTTGCCCTTCGGCATAAGCACGGACGAGCAGGGGTTCGCCTCGACCAGCCACCACTTGCCGACTGCCAGTTTGTAGATGCTCGACAGGACGCTGATGATCTTGCCGCGTTGGATCCGTCCGCGCTTCACGTCCAGAAACTGGCCGATGTCTTTCGGCTTCACTGCGCTGGCGTCCATGTGGCCGAACTTGGCCGACAGGATCTCGAGGTTGCGCCTGTAATCCTTTGCCGTCCTCGGTGCCAGGTGGCCCATTTCCTCGGCGCGGTAGCGGTCGATCAGATCATTGACGGTGGTCACTGTTTCTCCGGTGATGGCGGGGCTGACTGATCCAGGTATGCGTGCTTGCAGGATCTGCACTGATGCACCGTGTATCCACCTTCCAACGGCCCCAGATCACGGAGCGCTTTCTGGTGGCAATTCGGACACACGCCGAGTCGCTTGACCCGCAGTGCCAGCGGCGACATGACCGCCATCTTCATCCAGTCGGATGGAATGGCGTTCACTGGTCACCGCTTCCAAGGGAGGGTTTGCAGGTGCATACGCCGCCTCGCAGCTTCGCGCAGCGTGCCCGGTGTAGGTTGTCGTCAATCCTGGCTTCATCTGCGCGAGTCACAACCCTGTCGCCGTAGAGTTCCTTCAGCCAGACCTCGAATGCCGACCATGCGTGAGACCGGATTCCCGGCTGTGGATCGAGTTCGCGCCCGTCCTTGTTCGTAAACAACGGCCCGAACCGCTCGCTGAACTCCCAGTAATAGGTCTTTCCGCGGTACACACCGCTTCCGGCGCAGTCCGTGAACGAGCACGCGATCAGCCCGGGGGCGCGGGCAACGATGGTCACTTGCCGTCTCCGCTATCTGGTGAACTAGCCACGCCCGCACCGATCACAGACGAGCGTGCCAATCAACTGCGTGCGCAGAAAGCCACCGCAGCGAGAGCATGTAGGCCGCGCTGCGGTGCCATCGGTGACTTCTATCCCGAGCATGCGCATCATTCGTTCTTGGCACCGCTCGCAGTGACACTCGATATCCTTCATGCCTTCTGGATGGCTCATGGTCATCCTCCCGCCGATGGGCGCGTGCCCCAGCCAAAGTCCTTGCGGCACTTCTTGCACTGCCATCCGTAACCGCCACCCGGGGCGCCCAGCGCCGTGCGCGGTGGAGTCAACTCGGTATGCGGACACAGCCACTGATGCAGTGCGTTGCTGATTCCGACGCAGATAGCGACCAGAATCACGGCGGCGACCACGCACAATGCAATGGCCTCGCCAAGCGTAATAACGAACACGCCCTTCATACGTCACCCCTTGGACTCGGGGCGCGTACCCGAGACACGGCATGGATGGCAGATGCATACCTGCGCGCACTCTCCAGCAGGCGGTTCCTGCGCCACGCCCAATCGGCACGGCTCGCCTGATCCTGGAAGTTCTCGGCCGAATGGATCAGTTGGGTTGCCGCTTCCTCCGCCCGGGTGATGGCGCGTTCGATACGCTGCGCCTTCGTCAGTTTCTTCATTGACCCTTCTCCTTCTTCATTGACCCTTCTCCACGCTCCGGCGGCACCGCAGGCATTCGCCGTCCTGATGCCATGTGTGTGACTCGCAGGCCGCGCATGGAAGCGTGCGGACGTCGCCAGACAGGCGATTGATGCAGTGCGCGTCGTCCTCGACGAAATGCGCGCATCGCCCGGGAGGGCACGCGCACGGTTCGCTGACGATATTGATATCAGCCACGGTCAGCCTCCCCGTTCAGGGATGATGCGCGGTCCATGCGCTCGATCTCTGCGACGATCAGCGCGGCAGCGCGCACTAGATCGTGCCGGCGATCCTTCGGCTTCCACCATTTCGGGTCCCATGGCCATTGAATGGGGAACCCTGCGGCCTTTCTGAGGCGCTTAGGCGGCATGGCGTAACACGCAGCCGCTGCGGCCATTTCGCCCTGGTCGTGTTCGTCATCATGCTGCGGCGTCCAGTGCTCTATCACCATTTGCCGCTGGCGCTCATAGGAGATGTCTTGCATCACTCTGTGGGTGTCGCTGGTCATTTGCCATCCCTCTTCGTTAGCGGTGACTTGCGGCGCAGTATTCGCTTGGCCGCGTCTACCCATGCGAGTTCAGGCGTTGAGCCAGCGCCAAGACATTTCGAGTGCCGGTAGCCAGGACTCGGCTTGCCGCTGGTGCGCGTCACGATGTCGTGCACGCCAGCATTCGCTGGCATCAGCTCGGCCTGCGGGTAGCGCTCGCGCACTTTCTGTTCCGGAGTCATTTCTGGCGGCCTTGCCACGCATCGGCATACGCCTGTGCCTGCTTGTAAGTACCCGGATGGGTAGCCGCAGTGGCATCAGCAAGATTTGTCAGGACTGATAGGGCAAATAGCGCCAGTTCGTCTGATCGATATTCTTGTCGTTTATCGCTCACTCCCGTCGCGGGGTCAGGGAGAGCAGCCCCCGGTTCGCCGGATGATCCGTGGCGCTGCAGCGTTTCAATGTGTCTCTCTGCTGCCTTCAGCCGGTCGAACAGCCAGTTGCGTTCCGCGCTGATTGCGCCGCCCAGGGAGCCGTACTTGTCGACCGTGAAGGCCGGCATGTCCGCGATCACATACTCCGCCGAAGGCTCGGGAGCGGAGCTTTGATCGGTCATGGCTTGTCCTTCAGCAGATAGGTCCGCTTGTAACCAAGTGGGACTCGCCCAGGCAGGTCGGCCAGATCTTCTGGCCAGCCAGTCCTGATGCGGTTCTTGCGGCGTTCGCAGGTCTTGCAGGTGCCCCGGCCGCGCGGGTCAATCCGCACATTCTCTGGAGTCCATGGGTGGCCGCGCACGCACGCGTCGCCCTGCTGCTGGGGCAGGCGCTGCTTGGCGCTGCAGTCCTTGGCGTTGTCCTGCGGGGTGCCGACGAACAGATGAGCCGGATTCACGCAGGGCGGGTTGTCACACCGATGGCACACGAAGTCCCAGCGGCCCAGCGTCACCTTGTTGACGAGCTGGTAGACGATCCTGTGCGCGCGTCTGGTCTTTATCGACCGATGGCAGGTATTGCCGTATCCCCACCAGTCAGTGCACTTGCCCTGCCATACCCAGCAGCCATTGGCATCGACAATCGTTTTCGCGACGGTGCGCCGCAACCACGTCACGTCGTAGGCATCCAGACCGGACAGCATTTCTGGGGTGAGCTGCATCAGAAGCCACCGTCCTTGCTGGTGGTCCCATGACGGATGCCGCAGGTCGGACAGATGCACTCACCGAAAGCCCCGCCGGATGAGCGCGTGTTCCAACGCTTCCGCAGCCCCTGCTGGGCGTTCAAGTCGCCGCCGTGCAGGGGGCGCTGGAACAGGGCGAAATGGCAGTGCCCGCATTCGATGTGGAAGCCGGGCTTGCCGTGCATGTCGTTGCACAGTTCAAGCTCCACGGAGCCGCCGCAGAACGGACAGGGCAGCAGGCTTTCCGGGTCTGTAGGTGGTAAAGCATCAGCCATGGTCCAGTACCTCCGGGTAGCAGCTCGTGCAGACCAAATTCATGCCGCGGCCGGCGCAGATATCACAGACCACGTTGTCCTCCGGGTACGCGCAGCAACAGACATCCTCGCCGCAGTCGTGATCGACATAGACCTCGCCGCCGCAGTTCCAGCACTCGATGAGGTCTTTCTCCTGGCCGCACTTCGTGCATGGGCGCGCAACCGGCTTTTGCAGGGGCGGAGTAGTGCTCATTTCCATGCCTCCGATGGGAACTGTTTGCAGAATTGCTTCACCTCGCTGGCCGGCGAAATGGACTTGATCTGGCAGTGCTTCTCGCAGCATCGAACGAATCCATCCTCGCCACGGAACCAGTCGAACGACACCCGCACGGACCACCTGGCGGGAACGGCGCATCCGGTCGCGCCACAAGGTCCGCCTGAGCCTTCCGGCTTGATCTGGCTGCGCGAATGCACGCGAGGGTATGCGCGGCTCACTTCGTCTCTCCTTTGGCGAGGATGGCGCGGATGCGGTCACGTACCACATCGCCGTCGATGATCGAACTGCGGTAGCCGCCATCTCGTAGCAATTCAGTCCAATCCTCGATCACGGTGTCAGCATCTCGAAGCAGTTCATCCCTGGCGGTCAGGGCGGCTCTCAGGGCGCGGAGCTTGGCAGCGCAGCCGGGGAGTTCGTCACGCAGGCAATCGTGTGCCGCGTGTTCCACCGCCTCCGGGCTGATATCGACAGGCGCGGGGGTGGTCATGCCGTCTTCTCCAGCGGAAACATGGCAAGGAATGCCGCGATATGCGCTACCAACTCGCCCTGTCCGTCACCGATGCAGTCGTTCCACTGGCTGGCATCGGTCCAACGGCGAATGGCGACATATCCAGTGCTCGAATACTGAACCTGGATGTTTCCGTGCTTGTCGGTCAGCAGTTCGCGGATCGTGGCGCACACGTCCGCCCTGCTGGCGGGCTGGAAGCCACGACCAACCGCACGGCGGCACTCCCACATGCCATGGTGGTACTCCCAGTCGCAGCTATGGAGCAGAGACAGGCGCCACGCGACCAATTCGTTCTGGCTTTCCGTATTTGTCACGGGGTGACGTCCGTGGCGATCGTCAACCCGAAGCCGCCGTAATAGCCGTTGTGCTCGTTGTGAGTGACCAGCGTCACAAAGCATTCATCGGTGCCAATCTCAACGAACACCTGTTCGTGCTCGCCGTATTCGTCTTTGACATCAGGCGCGTCCTTGGCCTCGATACGGCGCAGCACCCCGCCCACGATCTTCGACAGGTCGTCGTCCGTGGTGGTATAGCGGTGCTCACAGCAGGACTGGCCGTTGTCCCAGACGCGGATGCCTGTGCCGTCGTCGAACTTCAATTCGATACCATTGGGATCGTTGCCGCTCAGTGCAGCAGCCACGATACGGCGGCCGTAAAACTCGCTCGCGTTGTGCTCGCTGCCCCCGCTGAGGTAGTGCAGCATCGCTCCGATTCCAGGCTGAGACATAAAACTTTCCTTCTGAGTTAAGGGAGCGTCATTTCGCCTGGAGCTGCTTGATGTAGGCGCGGACTTCGCGGATAACCTTGCCAACTGGCCGCGGATTGCTGTCGTAGAAGATCTCATTGGCCCCATCGAGCCCGAAGAACGTTCTGACATCGTTCGAGATGCCGGACTTGAAGCTGGTGTCGTCCTTGTCCTCGAAGGTCTGGAAGCCGCGCTTGGTGAACCACGGATCAATCCCACAGTGGCCGGCAGCGCACGCGACGGTGCCGCACTCGGTCCTGTGGCCCCACGTCCCCATGTCCCAGTGCTGCTTGCGCTCATGGGGCGTGAGGGCGCGCAGGACTCGCAGTACGTTCTCCCAACGCGCGATCCGCTCTCTCTTTGTGCAGTCACTCCAGTTCTTCATGTTCCTTGTCCTATTCAGGTAGCTTTGGTTAAAACGGTCATCGACTGGCTGAGCGGATGCCGCAGCAGGTGCACGTTTCGAGGCGGATGGCGTCCTTCGTGCCATCCCGCGGCTTCTCGCACCGGCCGCATTCCTTCGACCAGCCAGAGTTCAGCTGGCCACAGACGCGGCACGTCCAGGCTGGTTGCTCTTTCATGGCCTCACCAGCTTGAACTCGCGCCCTACGCGCACCGTTCCCGTCACAGATGGCCCGACGAAATCGCGCTGCGAACTTTCGTAGACCTTCACGCCCAGGCCCGCGTCGGCGTACCAGCTACCACGCTGCCAGTGCAGCAGCGCGTTCGCCTGCGTCAGCTGCGCCTCGTCATCGGCGGGACCGACCGGCCAGCCGGCGCCGGGGTGGCTGATGCGCTCGGCGCCGATCGGCTTTACCACCAGCGCAGCGCGGCCGCTGAGACTGCCTTTCTTGAACTGCGTTTCTCGCATGCGGCCGCGGCCGAGCGAGTAACCAGGCCTGCGCAGGCCTTTGTTCGCCGGCGCCTGGCCTGGCTTGAACTGCGTGGCCTGGCCGAGTTTGCCGCCCTTGAAGATTCGGCCGCTTTTCTCGCTGGCCCGGAATGCAGCGCTCTTGTGCAGGCCCATGCGATTGGCGCACGCGAACACAATCGCCAGGCGGATGCCCAGGTCGCGGGCAATGTCTGCCGTCCGCTCGTGCGGATAGCGCCGGCGCAGCGTCGCGACTTCGCGCGTCGTCCACCGGTGCCGCGGCTGGTTGATGCCCCGGCTCTTTGTCATGCCGAACGCTTCCGTTCTTCTGCGGCGTCCCGCTCCACCAGTTCCTCGCGCCGGACCTTCGTCGTCTGTGGCGCGTGCACGCCGATGCGCACCTGGTTGCCCTTCACGCCCAGCACCACGACGCGCTCGTCGTCGCCGATGCAGATGGCTTCGCCGACTTTGCGGGTGAGGACTAGCATTCGCTGGCCCTCCGCGCGGCGAGCCTGGTCTGCCGCTCGCGTTCGCGCTCTGCGTGTTCCTCGGCGGTCATCATCGGATAGCCCGGGAACTCGCTGTTCAGCAGCTTCACGGTCATGACCATGGCTTCGTCGGCGCACAGGCGCGGGCAGTAGCGGTCGCCCTCGCGCACCGTGAAGTCGTTCTCTCGATCCTTCGTGATGGTGATCACGCGCAGCGGCGCGCCGGCGGCGGCTCGTTCTTCCAGCTCGTCGCAGGGATTAATGCGGGCGGTGGTGTTCATGCCGCCCTCGGCGCTCTGATGGCGAAGTAGACGGCCATGCAGCCTTCGACGTCGGCCGCGGCGTTGTGTGCGTTCGCCATGTCCGTGCCGAGGAAATGCCGGTACGCCTCGGTCAGCTTCGGGGGCTTGTTCCCGCTGCGGCCGTACTCCTGCATCCGCGCAGTGGGCGCCATCTTCATGATCGGCGACGCCATCTTCATCGTGCATTCCGCCGACCCGCCCTTCCACAGGTCCGGATCCGCGTGCGGATGGCGGAATAGCGCGATGCGCAGGATCCGGGCATCGAAGCTTTCGTTATGCGCGATGCGCTTGTTCGCCTGCTGCCACAGCTCCACCAGCTGGAAGACGGCGTCCGACTCCGGAATGCCATGCTCGACCGCATGCGTGTGGCTGATGCCGTGGATCGCCGTATTGTCGGGCGTGATGTCCCAGCCTTCGGGCCGGACAATCACGTCCATGCGCGCCTCGACGGCGCGCGTGTCCAGGTCCACCAGCGCGGCGGCCAGCTGAACGATGTGCGGCTGGCAAGGATCGTCGCTCGGCAGGCTGAACTCCGGCAGGCCGGTGGTTTCGGCGTCGTAAAACAGGGCCTTCATGCTGCACCTGCCGCGATCTGCCGTTCCGGCCACACCCGAACGCCGGCGCCGATCAGCGCGGCCGCGTCGCCCTTCAGCGCGCGCACCTGGGCGCCGATCTTTTTTTCGTCTGGCATCAGAAACGCCGGGTTGATCTTCGACGGGTCGGTGATTTCGAACTTCCAGACTTCGCGCGTGGCGACGCCCTGAACCCTCGGCGGCTCGCGATGGATGATCGGGGCCACGGTCGACGCTGCCTGCAGTTCCAGTTCCTGCGCCTTCTCCTCGCCGCGGGCCTCGATGTTGTCGGCCTTCGTTTCGGACCGCAGCGCAGCCTTCGCAGCAGCAGCAGCGCGCTCTTCCTCCGCGCGTCGTGCCGCGGTAGCGGTCGCAGCTTCGGCAGCCGCTTTGCGGGCGGCCTCCTCATCGCCGCGCCGGCGAGCCTCTGCTGCTTCGCGCTCGGCGCGCTCCTGTGCTTCGCGCTGGCGGCGGGCCTCGGCCTCGGCGGCTTCCTGCTCGCGGCGCTTCGCCTCGGCCGCTTCGCGTTCGGCCTTCGCCTTGCGTTCCGCTTCCTCGCGTTCCTGGCGGGCCTTCGCCTCGGCGGCCTCACGCAGGCGACGGGCTTCGGCGTCGGCCTTGCGCTGTTCCTCCTGGCGGATCCGCTCCTGCTCGTTCTGGTAGCGGGTAATCTCACCCTTGATCGAGCGCTCGGCTTTCTCCAGCCGTTCGGCCGGGGCCTTGAACAAGGCATTCACTGCGCGCAGCGATGCGTTCAGAGGGCCAGTAATGGCGGTGCGCAGTTCCTCCAGACGGTTCTGGCCGGCCTTGATCTTGCGCAGCATGGTGGCGCTGTCTTCGTACTGCGCCGCGGTGGTGATCGTGAAACTGCCGACGGCGGTTTCGGTGCGCTCGGCCAGTGAGTTCGCCTCGATGACTTCGGGCGCCTTCGTGAAATCAGTTTGCATTGAGGAATCTCCAGACGTTCAAGGCTGAGAGGAATAGATGAAAGTCGGCCCGCTCCTTCAGGACGCGGGCGTCATAGGTGCCGTCCGGCTTCAGCAGCACGACGCGGCGGCGTATGCCTGGCTCGTCGGCCTCGGCATAGGCGGCGGTCTGTGCGCCCACCGTGCGCGGCATGACGGCGGTGGACTTGATGTCCACGAGCTCGCGCCGGCGGGCGATGATGCATTTCGTGTCGATGGTCCCGGCGTAGCGCAGCCGCGGATGGCATACGCGCTTCTCGCTTTCGATCACGGCGGCGCCGGTGTCACGCAGGAACTGCTGCCATGCGTGAACATAGGGGCGCAGCGCCGGATCCAGCTGCGCCTCGTCGAGAATGCCGAGGTTATGCAGGTGGCACGCCGCGTGGACGTTCCGTCCGAACGCGGCGGCCGCCTGCAGGATGTGCAGCGGGATACCTTCCAGCTGCTGCAGCGGCTCCAGCACCTGCGTAACGCCGGGCCAGCGAATACCGCCCACGCGGTACTCGTGAAGCTCGGCGTCGAATTGCAGGTCAGCCAGCATTGATGCTGCCGAGGTAGTCGCGGGCGGCCTGCACCTGGTTCAGCGGCAGCTCGTTCATCGCCCCGATTTCGAAATGCGCGAAGAATGCGTTCTCCGGGCATCCCGACTTGTCGAGCAGCTGCTGCAGCTCGTCGACCGGGACATGCGTCAGCTGCGCGGCCGCGGCTGCGGTCGGCTGCGGGGTGGCGGTGGCCGGCTTGCCGTGCACTTCCGAGGCCGTGCTGTCGATGGCCATGGCGTCGCGGATGCGTTCGGCCTCGTCCGGGTCATGGATCCCGGCGAACCCGAAGGCGATGCGGCCGCCCTGGATCAGCGCCTTGTGGCGGTTCATCCGCCGCGGGTGGCTGTTCCATGGTCCGGTGTTGCGCTTGCACTCCGACAGGTACTCGCGCACGACGATGGGTTCGTCGCGGTCCTTCCGGGTGATGGTGCACTCGACGTAGTAGTCCTCTACCGGAGTGTCATCTTCTGGATAGGCGAAGGTGATCGAAGCGAGCTGCGGGTGCTCGTTGATGATCCGGATCCAGCCGTCGACGCCGACAATCGGCACGATGCCCTTGTCGCTGGGGAAGGCGTAAATCTCTTTCGTGAACGGGTTCAGGTTGTACTGATCCGCCACGACCAGAAGCGCCATCATCTGTTCGTTCGAGACTTCCGGCTTACCGTTCCCGGTGTGGAATGCGGTGGCCTTCAGCGTCGACAGCATCTTGTCGGCATCGACACCGAACCGACCGGCGAACTTCGCCACCAGGCTGGTGCGATTGGGGGCTTGCGCCGGTGGCGTGGCTTCGGCAGGTGCGGGGCTGTTTCGTCGTGCGGGTGTTCCCATCGTCTCGTGCTCCTACAGTTGGTCGGGGTGGTAGCGGCCGTCATGGAATCGGCGCTGAAGGTTTCGGCGCACTCGCGTCCGCCATTCGGTTTCCAGGGCGACGTCGGCCTGCTCCTGCGCGATGGCGCGGCCGCGCTCCAGCTGCTCGGCGGTGCGCGTGTCGGTCACTTCGCGGACGCGCAGCAGCGCGGCCCTCATGGCGCGTCGTCCATGGGATAGCGGTCGGGCGGGTACTTCTCGAGCTGGCGGACCACCAGCAGCACCAGCAGGAAGAACAGCACCACGACGGCGGATTCGATGGCGGCGCGCATCACGCGGCCACCCGCAGCTGCGTTTCCAGATCCGTGATGGCCTGATCGTTCAGGCGCTTCTCGGCCTCCAGCGAGCCGATGCCCGGCGAGCCGGCCGGCAGTGCCGTCCGCGCCGAGGTCAGGGCACCGGTGATTTCTGCACGGCGCGCTATGCACAGGCGCAGCAGGTGGGCGATGGTGTCGGGGGTCATGGGACCGCCTTCGCCAGCGCGGCGCGGACTTCGATCAGCGCGTCCTCGTTGGCAGTCTGGAAGCCGGGCGGCCCCATGCTGTGCTGGTCGACGCGCGACAGAATGTCTTCTGCCTTGCGCAGCGCCGCCAGAAGCTCAGGCGCTGCCGCGATCAGGTTGGCGTTCGCTGCCTGCTCAGGCTGGTGAGCGCAGCCGTAAATCGTCGCGATGGCGCAAGGAGCGCGGAAACCGGGTGCCGTGATGTACGCCAGATCGCGACGGGTTGCTGCGTCCGGATGGCTGTGCACGCGACGCCAAGGGCCTGGCGTGTGCTGGACGGCGCTCATGCCGCCACCCATGAACGGCGATGGACCACGCTCGAAACAGTCTTCACTGAGCAGTTGAATTGTCGCGCGAGGTCGACCTGCCGCGCGCCGTCAGCGTGGCGCTTGCGCATCTCGCGGACCGACTCCGTCGTCAGCCCGCGGCCGTTCAGCGCATTGCCAACGCGGCGCCGGCCTTTCGCATCGCGGTCGCTGTTGTTCTCCCTGGCCGTGCCGAGGAACAGGTGGTCAGGGTTGATGCAGTTCCGCACATCGCAGGTGTGACAGACCAGCTGTCCGGCCGGTATGGCGCCACGCTTCAACTGCCATGCCAGCCGGTGGACGCGGTAGCGCGTGCCGCCCGTGCTGAAGTAGCCATATCCCTTGTGGTTGCGGGTTCCGGTCCAGAGCCAGCAGCCAGTTATGTCGCTGAGGTCGACCGAATTCCAGAATCGTGCACTGCCCCGAATATCCATCCTGCTGTCCCTACCTACCGGCCGGATTGGCCGGGTCGATGGAGTGCAGACTACACCGCCGGTTGATGGCGGTCAACTAGCAGTTGATGGCGAGGCGAAGGGCTTGTCTAGGGGCCGATGTAGAAGAAGTTTCCTTTGCCGTCGTGCACGCGAATTTCCGTGACGCCCTCGTTATGTTCAGAGCACACCGTGCGGATGACGTCGAGTGATGCCGCGGTGATCCCTTGCACGCCTGATGGAAGCTCGACCCACGTAGTCGAGCCGCAATATGCCGCGCTGATCGCGCCGGCCTTCTTCATGGACTCAAGTGTGTGCTTGTACTGATCCAGCCTATTCGCCTCGCGGTGCTGCGATATGCGCGAGCGCAAATACTCTGTCGCGAAAAGCCCTGCTGGAATCGCGATCGCGACAGCAACAGCCACGGAAGCGATGAGGGCCACAGGCTTCATGGCAGACTCAGGCTTTGGTTTTCTGGCGCCGAGTCTCGGCGTGTTTGATCTCGAGCTGCATCGCGCCCAGCGTTTCGATAAGCATCAGAATCTGCGTCTGCCCGGGATCGTCGAGTTCTTCCCACTTTCTACCGACTCTTGCGCCCATCTCCGTCTTACAGGTCAGATTGACAGCTGCCGGCTTGCCGGCCGGAGCATGAACCCCGTCGACCAGGTCCCGTAGGTCCTGCAGTGGAACAGTGAAGGCCGTGGCCAGCTTCTTCAAAGTATCAATGCTAGGCGAAGACCCGGCGCGCCACTTCGTGACCATCTGTGGGGAAGTGCCACCCGCCGTGGCGATGGTCACCTGCTTGATGCCGCCGACTTCACTTAACGCGGTCACCCATTCCTTGAATGACTTGAAGGCTTTGGGTTGTGGGATAGTGCCAACCATAGGTTGATTGTCTGCCCGGTCACTACCTGCGGCAATCAACGCGCGGTTGACGCGCATAAACCGCGGGTGTAGTGTCCGCGGCATGAAACAGCACCCTGTCGAGATCGCTGCGGAATCAGTAGGTTCCCAGAACAAACTTGCCTCGATGGTCGGCGTGACCGCTCAGGCCATTTCGAAGTGGCGCCGCAGCAAGATCCCAGCCGAACGCGTTCTTGATGTTGAGCGTGCATCTGGCGTGTCACGCCACGACCTGCGTCCGGACTTGTATCCACGCGAACGGCGGGCCTGATTTCGTGGGCCGAAGCAATCCATCAGCACCAACGGCGGCATTGCATAACGTGGTGCTCCCGTGAGCGCCGATCTGGTCGACCTGAAGCGACTGAAGATCACGCCGGAGACGCGGGCGTGGCTTGCCGGTAAGTCCCATTCGTCCGGCCGGTCTCAACAGGACCTGGCTCGCGATGCACTCCATGAAATGGCTGTCCGTGAACTTGATGCAGCCAAGGTACTGGTGGCCATGGACCCGCGACAGGGACACGTCGGGGCCAAACGTGGACACAGCGGGGACGGCGGGGGACACAGGTGATCATCGTGTGGCCCAGCACCATGCCCCTCAGTTTTTCCTGCGGGGAATCTCCGCGGCTTCCGATACAGCCAACTGAAGCTCCCGGAAGCGGTCGGGTTCGAACATCAGCCGAACCACCGCCTGATCTAGCGTCTCCAAGTCCAGGATCGTCGAGCCGTCCTCAGTCCCGATCAGCCCGAGCCGAGTCACGAGAGCGGCTCGTGGCACTGCTAGCTGCCCTGCGTGGTCGGGCCTCACGACGCTGGCTGGGCCCAACGCGTTGTGCGCGAGGACATCAAGCGCCATGCGGCTGATGTCTTCTCCTAGGGCCTCCAACTGGTTTGCCGGGAGGCGTACCCGCCACACTTGGCCGTCACGGCCGGTCAGCTGCAGGGCCACAAATTCTCCCGTCTCGTTGATCAGCAGAGCCGTGCTCTGCAGGTCCATCTCCATGTCGTCCCTCTCCTGTTGCTGTCGGGTGCCTGAACACCGCCCGAGCGTAGTGACAGGGGAGGGGCGGCGCCACCTGCCGGACGGGACGACATAGCCATGCGCCCGGGAGTGCAACACCACAACGATGACCAGCTGCCGATGTTCGGCCCCGGCGCGCCCGTGTTTCCGCGCGCCCGGAAGACCGACGCCGTCGGCAGCCATGACGCAGCCGCGGCCATCGAGCGCAGCGGCCAAGCCAGGTCTGATGCACAGCGCATCCTCGCGGCCGTTCGCCGCTGGCCGGGCTGTACCAGCATGGAACTGGCGCGCAATGCGCGCATCGAGCGTTACACCGTCGCCCGCCGGCTGCCAGAGCTCGCGGACGCTGAGCGCAATCCGGATCCGACCGTTCGCCGCGTGGAGTTCTCCACCGAGGCGAATCCCACAGACAACACCGTGCGCTGCGCCGTGTCGCGCAAGCGCGCAATCCGATGGTGGCCGCAGTGAATTCACAGGTTATCCGGCTATTCCGTCCACAGGCGGCCGGGATATCCTCGCTGGCCCAGGGAGGTATTCATGGCCAAGAAGTTTCCGTCGATGCCCGAGACAGAAATCCAGGGCACAGAAGGCGAGGTTCGCATTCATCAGAAGCAGGATGGCGTCGACGACGTAGTCGTCTGGTTCCCTGCGCAGATGGCCGACGCCGTCATCGCGGCGATCAAAGCCGCGGCTCAGGAGGCTCACGACGAGGCCCCGCCACTGATCAGGTAGCTGGGCACGGCTGCACTGATGTGGGGGCAGTATGACCGAGCTGCCCCCGCCGCCCATCTCGGCGGAAGTCGACCTGACCGACTTCGCCTTCATGCCGCTGAACGTGCGGCAGCTGCGTGATTCGAAGTTCGCGGCCTCATCCAACGGGGAGTGCTTCCGGACTGGCGTGCTGCTCTGGTGCGCGTCCTGGCATCAGGTCCCGGCGGGTTCCCTTCCGAACGATGACGTAGAGCTGGCCCAGCTGGCCGGCTTCGGCCGCGCCGTGAAGGAATGGAAGCGTGTTCGCGTCGGCGCGCTCTACGGATGGCGCCAGCACGCAGATGGCCGGCTCTATCACCAGGTCATCGTCAAGGCCGCCACCGAAGCGTGGAACAGGCGGGAGGAATACCAGGCCGCCAATACGAACAGGGAGACGCGACAGCAGCGATGGAGGGCAGAACTTGCCCGTCTCAGTGGACTGCTTCGAGACGTCGGCATCACGCCACCACAGCACCCGACGAAGCGTCAGCTTGTAGACATGTGCCGTCTACATGTTCCTGGGTTTGTAGACGCCGATGTAGACGGTCCCGTAGACGCTCACCGTCTCGGTGAGACTGCTAAGACAGGGACAGGGACAGGGACAGGGACAGGGACAGGGACAGGGACAGGGACAGGGACAGGGACAGGGACACTCAGCGCTGGAGACGGGGCGAGGGGAGGGGAAGGGAAAGTTTCCGTCGACCCGGATCCGGCGGAGTTCGACTCCGACTGGCTGGACGCGAAATGGCCTGACACCGGCAACAACCGCAACAGCATCAATGCGATCCACAGCGCCATGGGGCTGGTCGGCATGGGGCTGGTGACCTGGCGGCAGTTGCGCGCGCGCGTCGAGGGCTTCGCCGCGTACTGCGCCACGGGCGGCTACAGCGACCGCAGCAAGGTTCCCGGCATGGCCAGTTGGTTCAAGCGCGATCACCCGGAGCAGTACTGGGCACGCGAATGGAGGGCCATCCCAACGAAGGCCGAACAGCAGCAGGACGAGAACGTCGCAGCCGCGGAGAAGTGGCTGCGGCAATCGGGGGCGGCATGACTCCGGGAGAGAAGCCGGAATTCGTCCGCGTGATCGTCGGCCTGGCAGCGCTGAAGCCAGGCAAGCCGCTGACCGATGCCGGCATCGACCTGTTCTGGAACTCGATGCAGCACTGGGACATGCAGGAATTCCGGCTGGCCGCCCAGCATCTGGCGCGCGCAGTCGAGTTCATGCCGAACCCGTTCCACTTCGAGCAACTGCGCAAGGCGGCGCTGCCGACGGCCCGCGAGTTGTGGACGCGAGTCACGTTGCTTGTGCAGATGGCCGAGCACGTGCGCGCCGCGGAGCTGGCTGCCAACCCGCTGCCCGATGCCGCCGTTCGGGCCGTGGTCGCGATGGGTGGATGGCGTCAGCTCGAGATGGGCGAAACCTCGACTCGCCACTTCCGTGAGAAGCGCTTCGCCGAGCTGCTGCAGGAGCAGGGCGAAGCGGACGAGTCGCGCATGGCGCTGCCGAGTTCATCGCACCGCCTGACCGGACCGCGGCCAGCAGCGCTGCTGCTGGCGAAGGTCGACCGGTGAAGCTGAAGTCGAACATTCCGCCGCGCTCGGCGCAGCCGCCACACGATGCAACGCGCACGTACTGGCGCAGCTGCGTCATCGGCAACGTGCAGCGCGACCTCGGCTATCACCGCGGCGCCGACGGCATGCAGCGATTCCTGCAGCTCGTCAGCGGCACGCACGACTTGCGCGAGTCGATGCAGGTGCTGGTCGACGACATGGTGACGCGGGAGCAGCAGGGTATGCAGCGCTTTCGCCTTGACCCGGTTTGCGCGCAGCGGTGCACGGAGATTGCGAGAGCATTCCGCAGCCTGGCTGGCAAGGATGCGCCGCTGTGGCTACAGCAGGTGCCAGCATCGCAGCGCCAGGCGGAGGCGTTCTGATGGACGGCCAAGTCATCCAGCTCGACAGCCGCCGGCGCAAGGTGTTCGAGCTGATGCAGTGCATGTTCTGCTGCACGGTGCACGCGCTGGTGCATCCAGAATCGACACCGCGGAACAAGTACTGCGGTCCGTGTCCTGGCTGCGACGAGGAAGCCAGCCTGCCGCTGGCGCAGGTGAGCCGGTGAAAGGGTTCGGCTTCACGCCTGAGCAATTCGGTAAGCCGCTGGAGGCACCGCGCGGCCCGAACACCCGATACACCGTCGAGCACAAAGGCCAACAGGTGTCGCTGACTGAACTGTCGAAACTGACCGGCATCAGCTACACAACGCTGCACAAACGGTACAAGGCCGGAATCCGCGGCGGTGCGCTGGTCGACAAGCACGACCGACGGGGGATACGGCGCAAATGAGCCTGCGTGAAGACGTCGAGGAACTGAACTTCTGCCTGTGGCTGGGCGAGCGCTACAGCGAAGACATCACGCAAGGCGAGACGACGCGCGACGTTCGCAAGCAGCGCGCGCGTGAACTGATCCGCCGCCGCGGCGAGGCTTCGCTGCCGCTGAAGAACCATGCAACGGGCGAGACGAAGACGATCGCCGAGGTATTTGAGCGCGTTTACGGGGAGCAGCTGCTGCCCGTGGAACGTCACGAGAACGGGGACGGGGTTTAACCACATGGGAGCAAGTCATGGCTGAGAAGGTTGCAGTCGTAATATCGGTCGCCCTTGCCGCGCGCGCGTGCAAGCTGGGCGTGTCCACGAACTGCCGCACCGAGATGCGCGGCGAAGACGGTGAACCGGCCGTCGACTTCACGATCACCGACTTCCTGCTGGAGAAGGACGAACTGAACCAGCTGTTCGGTGCGCTGACATGGGAAAGCCTGTTCAACACGCAGCGCGCCGGCAAGGCTGCGCAGGTGCTTAACGACAAGTGGGCGCCGCGCGCGTACACCGAGAAGTTCAAGGGCAGCGTGGCCATCGAGCTCGGGCCAAACCAGAAGCCCATCGAGCTGGACGACGTCAAGCTGGCCAGCATCCGCATCGAGCCGCTGGAGGGCGGGCTGACGAAGCTGACGGTGCAGGTGCAGGTGGCGCAGGACGTCGACAAGTTCGTCAGCAAGCTGGTGGCGCGCCAGGGCACCGAGATTGAAGCCGAAATCGGCTTCGGCGACACGGTGCAGCGCGAGAAGTCGAAGCAGAAGGAATTGCCGATGGATCACGCCGGCGCGACTGGCACGACCAATGGCGCGAAGGGCGACAAGGTCGATGACATCGCCGCCGGCGCAGCGCATGCCGAGGCGTTCAGTAAGGGCAAGCCCACGAAGCCCGCCGGCCGCCGGCGCAACGGTGCGACGGCGCACTAGAGCCATGCGCATCGAAGACCTTCCGCCCGGCACGCAGACGGACCTGATGACGACGCACGGCGTCATGCAGCGGAAGAAGTCGAAATCGCAGACGGCAACCGAGCGCCTGTCGTTCGAGCTGCGCAGCCACCGGCTGTCCGGCTGGACGCCGGAGTACCGCTTCGCCGGCGACGAGTTCTTCACCGAGAAGGGCAGGCCGCGGCAGTGGCGGTTCGACTTCGCGCATCCGGAGCTGAAGCTGGCCGTCGAGATCGAAGGCCTGGTCGTGCGGATGATCGCCGGCCAGCGCGTGTGCACCGGCCGGCACGCCACCGTCGACGGGTTCCGCGAGGACTGCCGCAAGTACGCGGCCGCGACGGAACTCGGCTGGCAGATCCTGCGGTTCGAGCAGTCGATGGTGATGAACGGCGAGGCCATCGACACGATCGAGCGCGTCCTGGCTCGCCGGGGATGGCAGCGCAAGTGAAGCGGTCCCACTGGCAAGGCTGGGCATGGCTGACGCCGCCGCTGGTTGTGTTGCTCGTCGTCGTCCTGGTGGCGAGCTGAATGGCCGGCTGGATATTCAAGCGCGGCGTCAACGGAACGACGGAATTCTGGACTGGCGAGATCGACGGGGACTCCGAGCCTGTGGCCTCGCCGCACCGCTGCGACGCCTATGTGTTCGAGTCCAGCTCCGCGGCGCTGCAGTGCGCGGATACGCATCTGGCGCTGAAGGACTCCGAGGTCTGGAAGGTGGTGCTGCGGTGAGTGACAGCGAGCGCCGCAAGTACCACCGGGACGCCAAGCTGCAGTACGTCGAGCTGCGCCTGGATGCCTGGGCGGAGTGGGTCCGACGGGACCGGCTGAACCTCGGTCTGCCGACGTCCTCGGCCATCGACACCGCCATGCGCCTGACGAAGGTCGGCATCGAGCATGGGTACGCCGGCGAGCCGGAGGAAGACGACGACGGAATCATCCAGGGCAGGCGCACCGCGCTCGGCCGGCAGACCAGGGTGTCGCGGTCCCATGAGCCGGTGCACATCCCCGATGACATCGCCGAGACGGACAAGGTCGTCGCCCGCCTGGCGGACCCGCTGAAGGATGTTGTGCACGCGAACTACTTCACGCCCGGCCCGACCGAGGCGCGGGCGCAGGCATCCGGGTATCAGGTGGCGCGCTTCAAGCAGCTGCTGGAGTCCGCGAAGTGGTCCATCTGGACCGCGCTCGACCACAGCCAGGCGGTGGTGGAGATTTAATTTCGCGGTCTCTGCCGTAGGATAATTCTTGCAATTAATTTCGGTTCTGTATTACAAGGCAGCCTTCCAGTGGTATCACTGATGCGCGTTCGCGGCGACCGGTCGCGAAGCTCCACCCCCACCCGGCGCAATGGTCCCTTCGGTTTCCGGACATACACGATGGTCTACGCCATCGACGCGCCGGACATCGAGCGCACGAAGTTCGGCATCACGTCGGACATCCGGCGCCGGTTCGCTGGTCTGGCCTCGCAGTCCCCGGCACCGCTGGTGCTGCTGGGTCATGTCTGGATGCCGGAGGCGGCGGAGCAGCACATTTTCGAGTTCCTGAAGGACGACCGGTGCCACGGCGAGTGGTTTCGGCGAACCGAGCAGGTGAGATCCGTTGCGGCGCTGATTGCCGCCGGTCGCGACGTTCAGCTGGCAGAGGTAATTGGCCTGGATCGGATGATCGTGCGCGATCGCGCGAGCATCGAGTAATCCCCCGTCTGCCCGGTCTAGGCCGGGCTTTTTTCTGCGCAGCCGCGGCTGCAACTTGCAGGAACTTCCATGCGAAAGACGCTCTTGCTCGCCGCGCTGCTGGCGCTGCCGCTGGCTGGTCACGCGGCCACGGGCCTGGTCATGTCGTGCGCGGATGCCAGCGCCGCGGGCAAGATCGGTTGCACATCGCGCGCCTGGCAGACTCTGCAGCCCGGCATCGCGGTCATGTCGGCTGCGGACATGGAACACACGGCCGGCGCGTACTGGGCCACCGAGCACCAGAAGTACAGGCTGTCCACGGACACCGCGGCGGCTGTCGTGCTGACGTGCGCGGCAAACGTGAATGTCGGGACGACGTCATGCCCGAAGGATCAGAACAAGTGGATCGACAATCCGCTTCTGAAGGCTGAGCCTCCGCCAGTCACGCCCCCGCCGGTGGTGCCGCCCCCGCTGCAGGCCGGGCCGCACCGGTTGTCCTGGTCTGTACCGACGACCAACATCGACGGTACGCCGCTGACGGACCTGGCTGGCTACATCGCGCATGTCCGTGTGCCGGCATCCGTGACTTCGCTGGCCATCGACCTGCCTGCCGGCGCCATCCTCGCCGGCGTCAGGGCCGTGAACTCGCAGGGCGCGGAGTCTGATCGAGTGCAGATCCAGGTGACCGTCGCGCCAGTGGTCGCGCCGCCACCTCCGCCGCCCGCCGTGCCCAAGGTGGCAGGCATCGCTGGCGGAACCCGCGCCGTCTATCGGGCGACTGCGACCGGCACCCGCGGTACGAAGGCCGGCGACCTGGCTGTCGGCCCGGTTGCTGCAGATGCGGCACTGGGCCTCTCGCTTTTTGTGTACCAATTGCCATCGGAGACCTTCGCGTGAGAAAGCTGCTGCTGCTCTGTGCATTCACATTGGCTGTCACCGCCTCACTGTCCGCCCAGGCGCAGGCGCTCCCGACGTGCGCCTCGCCCCGCGGCAATCCGCTGGATACGAATCTCAAGTGGACCGCCCCGACGCAGTACACCGACGGCACGGCCATCGCAGCCGGAACCGTCATCACGTACACCGTCTACCAGGCGGATGCCGCCGGGGATTTCAAGATTCAGTGCACGACCACTGGCTTGTCGGGTACGCAGTTCCACGCCGCCGCCGGGCTGACCTATCGCTACTACGTCACCGCCACGGTGAACGGCGAACCCTCTGCTCCATCAGCAATAGCGACCAGGACGACGCCGAAGCCAGTTCCGAAGCAGCCAACAGGCGTCACGGCAGGCCCATAGGCCGAGCAGGATCATGGACATCACTCGACAGCTGCGCGGCAAACAGGTCGCCGCGGTGATCTGCAACGGCGAGCTGCTGGTGATCCAGTGCGCCGATCGCTCGGAGCTGCGGATCCGCTGGGTCGATGACAACGGCGAAACCCTCAAGGGCAAGCCCGTGCTCGAAGGCCGCGGACTGCGCCTGCAGGCCGAGGGCATGCAGGAACTGATTCACCTTCCCAGGAGTGCCTGATGGCGTCCTACAACAAGTTTCAGGACTACGCCGAGCAGCTGAACAAGGCCGTCCACAACTGGTCGAGCCACACGTTCAAGGCGGCGTTCTCCAACACCGCACCGAACGCGACCGACACGATACTGTCGGCCATCACTCAGATCAGCTCCGGCGGTGGCTACACGGCCGGCGCCGGTGGCGGGCTTACGCTGGACAGCGTCACGTTGTCCGAGGCGAGCGGCACGGCGAAAGTCGTGATCGCCGATGAGGTCTTCACCGCCAGCGGCGCCTCGGTGGGCCCGCTGCGCTACGTCGTGATCTACAACGACTCGGCCACCAGCCCGGCCGATGCGCTGGTGTGCTGGTACGACTACGGCAGCAGCATCACGCTGCTGGACACCGAGACTTTCACCATAGATTTTGATGGGACCAACGGTCTGTGGCAGCTCGTATGATGTCCATGCGCTGGATGGCGCGGTGCCACCCTGACCGCCGCCGTACTGGCCGCGGCCTTTGCAAGGAATGTTACATGCGCGCGTGGCGCGCAGAGCAGGTATCAGCATGAGCATCAAGGACACGCTGACCGAGATCGAAGGCAAGATGGCCGAGAAGCTGGCGCAGATCGACGAGATCCGCGCGCGCACCGCGCCGATCGACGCCGAGATCGGCGCGCTGGTGGAACAGGAGCAGGCGCTCCAGGTCCAGATCCGCGAGGCGACAGTACGGCGCAATGCCGCCCGCGGGGATCCGGAGGCGTTCATTTCCCTGAAGCGCGAGTACGGCGTCCTGGCGTCGACGCGCATGCAGCTGCGTCAGGCATCACCGCTGCTGGAGGCTGAAGAACGCGAGGATTTGGTCCTCGGCGCCCCTGGCTGAGCGCCGAGGATGCTGGGTGGGAGCGCCCGCGAGGAACGGCAGGCTCAAGAGGTTCCTGCGGGAGTGCGAGAAAGCCGCCCTGTGTGAAGCGCTGGAATCGCATGGCGGCAAAGCTGCAGCAGCGGCCGCCGCGCTGGGCATGGACAGGACGCACATATACAGGCTGATGAGGCGGCACGGCATTACCTGCCGCGAGTATGGGGTGAAGCCACCTCAGAACGTCATCGAGATGCGTGCGTTCTTTCGGAGGACTGTCTAGTGGCCACGCGCGTCCCGGTGTTCACCGACGATTACAACCGCGCCAACAACGCGGTTGGACTCGGTACGGGCTGGGCGGATGCACTGGGCGGTGGTGAGCTGGGGATCAACAGCAACCAGGCCTACAACTCGACGACCGACTTCTCGCACGCCAGTTATGCGACAGCGTCGCTCAATGCAGACCAGTACGTAACGATCTCGCTGGCTGCGCTCGGCGCCTCCGGGACAGGGCGCTTTGTGCGCCTGATCCTACGTCGTGTCGACAGCAACGACATGTACTTTGCGACGGTGGATTGTACGGGCGGCAACGCCCTGAACATCTACCTCATGGCGGCCGGCGTCGAGACCCTGCTGACGTCCACGACGTCCACCGTCGCGGGCAGTGATGAGTATGTCTTCGAGGCGCTTGGCAGCAGCCTGTTCCTATACAAGAACGGGTCACAGATCCTGTCCACTTCCGATGCCACGCATGCCGGCGGCAACGCCGGCGCGTGGATCGCGCGCAACACGCCGCGCATCGACAACTTCGAGTGCGGGAATCTCTTCTCCGCCTACTCGCTCACGGCGGCAGCGGGCAGCTACGCGCTGAGCGGCCAGCTCGCCGGGCTGAAGTCCGGCCGCCAAGTGGCAGGCGGCCAAGGTGCGTATGCGCTGACTGGCCAGGCCGCGACGTTGCGCGCAGGCCGGAGGGCGCTCGGGGCGCAGGGTTCGTACCTGTTCACCGGACAGGCCGCGGCGCTGCGTGCAGGCCGAAAGGTCGGGGCGGCACAGGGCAGCTATGCGCTGACTGGGCAGGCCGCCGGACTGCGCGCATCGAGGAAGCTCGTCGCGGCGCAGGGTAGCTACTCGCTCACCGGGTTCGCTGCGGGACTGGTGTACGGATCCGGCGCGAAGATCATGGTCGCCGAGACAGGCAGCTATGCCATCTCCGGCCAGTCGGCCGCGCTTCGGACGAGCAGAAAGCTCGCGGCCGCTGCTGGCAGCTATCTACTGACGGGAAGGCCCGCGGCATTGCGGGCCGCGCTTCGCCTCACTGCCGGTTACGGCGTCTACACGCTGAACGGCCAAGCGGCACTGCTGGCGGCCGGTGACCAGCCCGTGCACACGGACCAGCAATTCTGGGCCGCGGCGGACAAGTACTTCTCCGCCAGCGGCGACCCCTACCACATGGCTTCGGCCGAAGTGACGTATCGCGTGTCATGACAGACTGCAGCGAATACACCATTCAGCCGGCCCTGGTGATCAACCCGGGCGAGACCCGGCGCATCGCTCCGAACTTCCTGCGGAAGTGTGCGGTGTACTGGCTGCCTGACGAGCCGATCAGTTTCGGCGAGTTCAATCGCCCGCGGATCGGCAACGGCCTCGCCGCCCAGTGCAGCGTGGCAGGAACGACCGGCCAGAAGGAGCCGCTATGGCCGAAAGCCGTAGGCGGCATCGCTACCGACGGATCGGTGACCTGGACGATGGTCGCCGCGGGAACCAACGGACTGAACGCCATATCGGGCCCGAGCGTGACGTCGGACATTTCCGGCGTCACCTGCTCGAATGTCTCGGTGCTGGAGTCGAGCAAGATTCTGCTGGATGTTTCAGCCGGTGCCATCGCCGAGCAGGAAGGGGAGCTCGTCTTCTCGTTCACGCTGGACGGTGTCTCGCGCATCGCCCGGCAGAAAATCATCGTGAAGAAGGTTTAATGCTGCGCTTCGACGTCCGCGGCGATCTGCGGGCGATCACGCAGCACCTAAACAGGATGCACCGCGAGCAGGTGCCCTACGCTACGGCTGTCTCGCTGACACGAACCGCGAAGTTCGTGCAGGGTGAGATGGCCCGGGAGATTGGCCGGGTCTTTGATCGGCCGAAATCGTACACGCAGGGCGCAACATGGGTGCGACCAGCAACGAAGCAAAACCTGGCCGCAGAAGTGCTGATCAAGGATCAGGCCTTCAAGTCAGCGCCGCCCATCAAGTGGCTGGCCGCTGAAATCTATGGCGGGGTGCGCAAGCACAAGGCCTTCGAGCTGCTGCTGATCCGCTCAGGCGTGATGCCCGCGAACATGTACGCAGTGCCTACCAAGGCGGCGCCCATGGATGCGTATGGGAACATGCAGACGGCTGAGATCAACCGGCTGCTGTCTGACGTGAGGGCCAGGCGCGACCCGCTGCAGAATGCTACAGCTGCATCGAAGGGCAGGCGCATTCGCAGCAGGACCAAGGCTGCGTACTTCTACTTCTCGACGTATCCGGTGAATTCAAGGACCCGCCACCTGGCGCCGGGCATCTACAAGCGCACCGCTGCCAGCGGCATGGTCGGTCCGGTCCGTGTGGGCATCAAGCCTGTGCTGCTATTCGTGCGTGCGCCTCGATACCGGCAGCGTCTGCGCTTCCATCAGATCGCAGACCAAGTGGCACGGATGAGATGGCCGATCGAGTTTCAGCTGGCCATGCGGCAGGCGCTGGCCACTGCAAGGTGAGTGACTGCATGCGCAGCGACTGCTTGAGGGCTGACTGGGCAGCTTATACATGGTTGAGCATAAGCAGTGGGTCCTTCCATGCATCGCCGATGCGGGTAGTTGAGCCCCCGGTTTCGCGTTAGTGGCTGAGTTTTCCAACCAGTTATAGCCATGGCAGGTAAGCGCGGCTGGGTCAGCCAGTCGGAGGCGGCACGGCACGAGGAAGTTTCGCAGCCGTACATTGCCAAGCTGATCCGGCAGGGCCGGCTGGAAAAGGACGACGCCGGGCGCGTGCGGCTCGCCCAGGTGCGGGCGGTCCGGGCAACAGACCTTGACCCGTCGCGCGGACATCACAAGCCGCAGCCGAAGGGACGGAAGGCGGCCGCGGTCCACGTCGACCCGCCGCAGGATCCGCCGAACCGTGGATTCACCGCGGCGCGTACGAAGCGTGAAGAGCAGCAGGCAGTGCTGGCCGAGCTGGACGTGCGCAGGCGCACCGGCGAGCTGGTGGAGTGGGCGAAGGTCGAAGCCATGAACGCGTCGACGGCGGTCATGGTGCGCGAGTCGCTGCTGGCCATCCCAGACCGCCTGGCCGCGGTGCTGGCGGCTGAGATGGACGAGCGCCGCGTGCGTCAGTTGCTCGATTCGGAACTGCGCACCGCGCTGGCATCGCTGGCAGCGTCACTGAAGAAGCCGGCCTGATGTCAGGCCTGCAGTTTCCAGACCCGGGGCCGCGGTATCGCGCCACTTGGGCGGCGCACCTTGAGCCACCGCTGGTGCTGCCGCTCGACGAGTGGGCAGACGGCCGCGTGTTCCTGCCGCGCGAGATGGCGCCGGAGCCCGGGCTAATCAACCTGGAGCGGACGCCATATCTGCGGGACATCCTGCAGTCATGGTCGGACCAGGACGTCGAAGAGACGGTCCTGCAGTGCGGCACGCAGCTGGGCAAGTCGACCGCGGTGCTGCTGGCCATGGCTCAGTGCATCGCCGAAGAGCCGGCGCCAATGATGGTGGTGCTGGCCACGCTCGAGACGGGCAAGCGGTTCAGTCGCCAGCGCGTCGCTCCGCTGATCAGGTCGAACCCGTTCCTGGCTGACAAGCTGCCGACGAAAAGTCGTGACGGCGGGAACACGGTACTGCTGAAGGAATTCACTGGCGGCACGTTGGTGATCAGTGGCGCGAACTCGGCGGCCTCGCTGGCCTCGATGTCGGCAAAGAACCTGCTTGGCGATGAGTTCGACGACTGGCCCGACGATGTCGACGGCCAGGGCGAACCGGTAGGCCTGGTCATTCCTCGCCAGGACAGCTTCGGCAGCCGGGCCCGGCGCATGTTCGTGTCGAGCCCGAAGAAACCGAAGGGCGCTGCCGGCATTGAGCAGCGCCGCCTTGCCGGAACGGACGAGCGGTACGCGGTGCCGTGCCCGCACTGCGGAGAGCCTCAAGAGTTGGAGTGGGGAGGTGACGAGTCGCCCCACGGTATCAAGTGGCAGGTGAAGGACGGCAAGCCGCTCCTGGCCACCGTCGGCTATTCCTGCAGGCAATGCAGGGCGCTGATACCGGAATCGGCCAAACCGCAGATGCTGGCCGCAGGCAGCTGGGTGGCACAGAACCCCGGAGCGCGGACGCGCAGCTTCCTGCTGTCATCGCTGTACAGCCCGCTCGGCTGGCTGTCCTGGCGCCAGATGGTGCAGGAATGGTGCCGGGCGCAAGACGCGAAGAGGCGCGGCGATACCGAGCCGCTGAAGACATTCACGAACACGCGCCTGGCGAAGACGTGGGAAGACGCCGGCATCGCGCTGGAGTCGGCCACGCTGAAGCAGAGGGCGGAGGCCTTCCCGTTGAAATTCGTGCCGTCCGACGCGCTGGTGCTGCTGGCCGCCGTCGACGTGCAGGACGACAGATTCGAGGTCGCGGTCTACGCCATCGGCCCGAAGGGCGCGATGTGGACCGTGGACACGATGGTGCTCGTGTGCAACCCGGCAATGGACGAGGCTTGGAACGATCTAGACGCCGCACTGTTGCAGCAGTACGAACACGAAGACGGGTTCGAGCTCGGCATCGAGGCCTTCGCTGTGGATACGGGCGGCCACTACACGCACGAGGCTTACAACTTCTGTCGGTCGCGGCCGCCGCAGCGAAAGGCCCACGCCATCAAGGGCGGCGACAAGCCCGGCATGCCGATCGTTGGCAGCGCTGTCTCTGTGGACGTGAACTGGCGCGGCCGCATCGTCAAGGGCGGCGTGAAGCTGTGGCACATCGGCGTCAACGCAGCGAAGGACCGGCTATTCGGTCTGATGCGGGCGAAGGACGCGATGATTCACCTGTCGAACGAACTGGATGACGAGTTCTTCGAACAGATCACCGCCGAGCAGCGCGTGCAGCAGAAGACGGCCCGCGGTAAGCGGTTCGTATGGGTGAAGCGCAAGGGTCGGGCGCGTAACGAGCAACTGGACCTGGCTGTCTATGTCCTATGGCTGGTCGAGAAGCTGAAGCTGTCCAGCTGGCCGGACCGGCTTTGGCTGTCACGGCGCGCGGAATGCCTGAAGCGCGCGGGAATCAGCAGCGCGGAAGCAATGGCAGCTCCAGGTTCAGCGCCAGACAGCGGAAAGGCGCCGGAGTTCGACGCCCCGCGGCGACAGTCGGCACCGGTGAGCAGGTCATGGGTGAACAGTTGGAGAAAGTAGCGTGAGCATTCTGTCGAAGGTCCCCGAGCAGTTGCGCGCCGGCGACACGCTGCGCCTGCTGCTGGCCCTGCAGGACCACGACGCTCCGACCTGGTCGTCGGTGCTGTATTTCGAGAACTCCGCCGGGGCGTTCAATGTGACCGGCGCGGCGTCCGGCACCAGCCACTCCTTCACTGTTGACGCCGCGACCACGGCCGGAAAGGCGCCAGGCAGTTACAAATGGACGATTCGTGCCACGGCTGCCGGCGTCGCCGAAACTGTTGACGAAGGCTGGATCGAGATCCTGCCGAACCCTGCTTCGACCACGCGCACGGATCCGCGCGGATGGGCGCGCAGGACGCTGGAGGCCATCGAAGCATTCCTTGAAGGGAATGCCACGACCGCCCAGGCCAGCATGACGATCAATGGCCGATCTATCGCCCGCTGGTCGCTCCAGGAGCTTTTGCAGTGGCGGGACAAGCTGCGCGCCGAGGTTCAGACCGAGGAACAGGGCGCGACGAACGGGCTGGGCCGCAACATCAAGGTGAGGTTCTAGCGTGGGCGCATTCCGTCAGCTGCTGCAGAAACTCGGCTTCGGGCCCCGGCCGTCGGCGAATCGAGGCCCGACCGGCGCGGCTGTGCGGATGTACGCCAGCGCGCGCGCCTCCCGTTTGACCAGCGGATGGGTGACGTCGAACGGCAGCGCGGACGCCGAGCTGCAGGACTCGCTGACCATGCTGCGGCAGCGCTCCCGCGCGCTGGTCCGCGATGCCAGCTACGCGAAGCGCGCGCGCGTCACGGTCGTGAACAACGTCATCGGCTCCGGCATCGGCATGCAGGCGCAGGTGCGAACGACACGCGACGCACTGGCCGATCGCATCAATAGCGACATTGAGGACGCCTGGTCACAGTGGAGTGAGGCGCTGAACTGCCACACTGGCGGCCGCCTCTCGTTCAAGCATCTGGAGCGCGCCGCGATGGGCCAGGTGTTCGATGCTGGCGAGGTGTTCCTGCGCATCCACCCGCGGCGCTTCGGGACCTCCGACGTACCGTTCTGCCTCGAGCTGATCGAGGCGGAGCGTATTGCGGACGACTACGTTCAGACCGCGCCGCAGGAAGGGAACCAGACCCGCCTCGGTGTCGAGGTGGATTCATTCCATCGGCCGGTCGCGTACTGGATCCGGGAGCGCCACCCGAACGAATTCCGGTTCGGGGCGAACAAGACGGACCGCGTCGAGCGCGTGCCGGCCGAATTCATCATCCACCTTGCCGTCATCGACCGCTGGCCACAGACACGCGGGGAGCCGTGGCTGCACGCGGCCGCGCGCCGGCTGAACGACATGGACGGCTACAGCGAGGCCGAGATCGTCCGGGCGCGCGCGCAGGCGTCAACCCCGTGGACCATCGAGACGACGGAAGGCGTCGAGTCGTTCGGGGAAAAGCAGACCGATGGCAGCGCGGAAATGTCCGTCGAGCCGGGCGTCGCCAAGCGCCTGAACCCGGGCGAAAAGATGAACGTCCCGCAGGTCACAGCGCCGAACCCGGCACTGGACCCGTTCATGCGGTACATGCTGCGGGAAGTCGCCGCCGGCGTCGGCGTCAGTTACGAGTCGATTTCGCGCGACTACTCCCAGAGCAACTACAGCAGCTCGCGCCTGAGCCTGCTGGAAGACCGGGACCTTTGGCGGTTCTATCAGTCATGGTTCGTTTGTGACTTCCGGATGCGCGTGCACCGTGCCTGGCTGCAGGCTGCAGTGCTCGCCGGCGCGATCCGGAGCATTCCGGTGGCGCAGTTCGCGATCGACCCGCGCAAGTTCGAGGCGGTGCTGTTCAAGCCGCGCGGCTGGAGCTGGGTCGACCCGACGAAGGAAGTCGACGCCTACATAAAGGCCATCAAGGCGGGCCTGACCACGGTGACCGAGGTCGTCAGCCAGACCGCCAACGGCCAGGACATCGAAGACGTGCTGTCGACGCGCGAGCGCGAGCTGAAGCAGATGGACGACAAGGACCTGGTGTTCGAGACGTCGCCGGAGTTCTACATGAAGGACGCCCAGCCGGATGATCCGCCTCCGAACGGTGCTGATGGCAAAACAGATGATTCGCCGGAAGGCAAGACAGACGATCCGCCGGAAGGCGAGGCGAAGACCGAACCGGCGCGCGGTCGAGTTGTTCAACTGCAGAGGTCAACATGAATCAGGAAATTGCCCTCGACTATGACGAGGCACAGCAGCGCGGCGTGCTGACCTTCCCTGGCGGCCGACAGCTGAAGCTTTCCGGCGTCACGAAGGAAAAGGCCGAAGAATTCAGGGACAAGCACGGCGCGGAGTTCCAGCGCCGCGACTGCTGCCTGACCACGAACGGCGTGATCATCACGCGGGAGGGAGGCAATGGCTGATTCACGCGTCAGGGAACTGTCGTTCTCCAGCGAGAAGGCGGTCGAGCGCTGGTTCGGGAATGAAATTCTCGACCATTCGCCCGGGTCGGTCCGCATGGGATTCATGCAGAGCGGCCGCGCGCCGCTGCTGCTGAACCACGACATGCGCCAGCAGGTCGGCATCGTCGAGTCGGCATCGCTCGAGAAGAAGCGCGGCATCGCCGGCGTGCGGTTCGGGCGCAAGGCGGCCGCGAATGACGCCCTGCAAGACGTCGACGACGGCATTCTGGTGAACACGTCCGTCGGCTACCGCGTGCTCGAGCTGCGCCTGGATTCCTCGAAGGGTGACGTGGACACGTATCGCGTCATCGACTGGGAGCCATTCGAGGCGAGCCTGGTGCCCGTGCCAGCGGATGACTCGGTCGGCGTCGGACGCTCGGCGTCTGTCGAACCAGACCCGCACCCGCCGGACGAACCGGCCCCCCAGCAAGTTGAACCAGAGGCCCGCGAAGTGCGGGCCTCTTCCGTTTCGGAGACCACAACGGCGAAACCCGCCACAGGAGTAATCATGACGACCGAAAATCGTGGCGCAGGTGAAGGCGCCGAGAAGATCAATGCAGTTGACGCCGAGCGTGAACGCCGCGAGGCGATCATCGCGCTGTGCGCCGCAAACAAAATCGACTCTCGCGTGGAAGCGCGCTGGATCATGGACGGCACGCCCCTGCAGGGTAAGGATTCCGTGGCGACGCAGATCCTGGCGGTCGTGGAGGAGCGCGGCAAGGCGAAGCCGACCGAGGCGTCCGAGCTCGGCCTGTCGCGCAACGAAACGAACCGCTACAGCATGATCCGCGTCATCCGCGCGCTGAAGTTCCCCACGAACCAGAACCTGGAAGCGGCTGCTTTCGAGCTGGAGTGCTCCCGGGGTGTCGCGCAGAAGCTCAACCGCGGCGACACGGGCAGCATTTTCGTGCCCGGCGAGGTGCTGGTGCGCCCGGTGGACGCTGCAACCATGCAGCGCGCCATGGCCACCACGCCCGGAGCCAAGGGCGGGTACATGGTCAACGTGACGAACATGGGCTTCATCGACATCCTGCGCAATCGCTCGGTGGTCATGAACATGGGCGCGCGGCAGCTGTCGGGCCTCGTGGGGAACGTGACGTTCGCACGCCAGACCGGCAAACAGTCGGTGACCTGGCAGGCCGGCGAAGGCACGTCAGTCACGGCGGGCGATCAGGCGCTGGGCCAGCTGTCGATGACCCCGAAGACAGCGATCTGCGTGACGGACGTCAGCGAGCAGCTGCTGCGCCAGGCCTCGCCCTCGGCGGAACAGTTCATCATGGCCGACCTGGCCGCGGTGATCGCGATCGACGGCGTGGACAATGCGGCGATCAACGGAACGGGCGGCGCCCAGCCGCTGGGCATCAAGAACACCACCGGCATCACGTCCGGCCAGAGCGCGAGCACGTTCAGCTACGCGAAGGCGCTGGCGTTCCCGGTTGCTGCTGGCGCTGTGAACGCCATCCGTGGAAACCCGGGCTGGGTGACCAACATCGCTGGCGCGTCGATTGCGATGCAGCGCCAGCGGTTCACCAGCACTGACTCCCCGCTGTGGGAAGGCAACCTGCTGGACGGCAACCTGGTGGGCTTCCGCGCCATGTCGAGCGAGCAGCTGGCTTCCGCGAACATCATCTTCGGTTCGTGGGACGAACTGGTGATCGGTGACTGGGGCGTGCTGGAGCTGGCCACCGACAACGGCGGCACCCGCTTCAATACGGCACAGGTCGGCATCCGCGCGATGTGGATGGTCGACACGCTGCTGCGCTACCCGCAGGCGTTCGTGGTCGGCACCGACCTGTCGTAATGAAGGTCCGCGCGCTGCGCGGGGTTTGCATCGGCGTCAACCGTCATCTGGCGGTTGGCGACGAGGCGGACCTGGAACCCGCGACAACCCAGTTCCTGAAAAGCATCGGCGCGGTGGAAGACGTTCCCAGCGATCCGCCCCCTGCCGAGACCGAACAACCAACTTCCGCGCCGGCCAAGTCCGGCAAAAAGGAGAAATGAGATGCTGAACAGCCAGGCTTCTGCAGCGACCTCGACGTCGCTGCTTCGTTCCGTTTCCGCAGCCAACACGGCCGCCGCCACCAGCGGCAGCGCGATGTGGCTGGACGTGCGTCCCTACGATGGCGAGATCATGGTGACCCTGGACCTGGGTGCCGTGACTGGAACCATCGCCGGCAAGCTTCAGTCCGCAACCGATGCCAACGGCACCGGCGCGGCGGACATCACCGGCGCGACGTTCGGCACCACCGGTGCAAACTCCACCACGAAGATCGTCGTCGACCCGAAGGCGGTGGTGGGCGGCTTCCTCGGGTTCGTGGGCACGATCGTGACCGGCCCGGTGCTGCTCAGCGTCGTTGCTTCGGGCAAGAAGAAGATCGTCTGATGGAATCGCTGGCCGACCGCCGTACGTCCATTCGCGCCCTGGGCGGCAAGGACTATTCAACGGCGGCCGGCCAGCTGCTGGCGATCTTCGACAACGAGTATCTGGAAGGGCTCGGCACGGAGACGCGCCAGCCCGTCCTGACTTGCGCTACCGAGGACGCCGAGGCGCGCAGCGTGACGCGGAAGGGCGCCCAGTTCCCGGACATCGAAGGCAATGCCTACAAAGTCATTCGACATGAACCGGACGGCACCGGCATGTCGCGTCTGATCCTGGGGACCTGATGGGCACGCATCGCGTTGAGCAGGTCCTGCAGGCCGCGGCCAGCTTGGTCGAGGCGCAGCCGGACCTGGCTGCTGCCGTGTTCCAACACCGCACGCTCTCGCTTTCTGGCGAGGACCAGGAGCTGTCCGCGGTGTGCATCAATCAGGGCCCGGACCTGCCGCCGGCGGATACCGGCTACACGAACCTCGCGTTCATCGACAGCCTGTCGATGATCGACATGACGCTGTACGCCCAGGGCGCGACTCAGGCGGAGATCGCCGCCGAGCTGCTGCGCCTGCGCTCCGCGACGCACAAGGCGATGCTGCAGTCACCACGGGATCTCGGGCTGCCATTCGTCATCGGGATCCGCTACGCCGGCGCCGGCGCGCCTGAATACACCGAGCTGGGCGCACCGATGGCAGGGCGTATGACCTGCAGCTTCGGCGTGCTGTACCGCATGGATCTCGACGACCCGGAATAGCCCGGGCCCACCGCTGAACCCACCACCTGGCCCGCCATGCGCGGGCCGTTTTCGTTTCTGGAGGCGCCCATGGGCGGACTGAGAAAATCGAACGAGGTCATCTACGCGAAGACCGAGTCGGCGTACGGCACGGATCCGACCCCGACCACCACGGACGCCATCCTGGTCCGCAACGTCCAGATGCGCTCCGAAGGCCTGCGGATGAACGATCGCGGCGCCGTGCGGGCAAGCATCGGCAAGCTGCAGAAGGTCTACGGCGGCCAGCTGAAGCGGATCTCCTTCGAGTGCGAGGTGAAGGGCTCCGGATCCGCCGGCACGGCGCCTGAGATCGGCCCGCTCCTCGAGGCCTGCGGCATGGAGGAGACCATCGTCGGCGCGACCTCGGCGACCTACACGCCGGAGAGCGCGTCGCACGAATCCGTGACCCTCTACTACTTCGAGGGCGGCCGGAAGCGTCACATCCTCACCGGCTGCCGCGGCAACGTGACGTTTCGCCTCGAGGCTGGCGGGATCCTCCTGGCAATCTTTGAGTTCGTCGGCCACTTCAGTGAGCCCACCGACCAGTCGCTCCCGTCGCCGTCCTATGACAGCGCGGTCCCGCGCGCCGGCCTGTCGATGGCCGTGGCGATCAATGGCGTCACCGCCATCGTGGCGAAGTCCTGGGAGTGGGGGCTGAACAACGTCATCGCGATGCCGCCCTCCCTGTCGGCCGCCGACGGCTACGGCGAGATTCTGCTGACCGGCCGGGACGTCCGCGGCCAGATCGTCATCGAGGCGGAGCTGGATTCGGTCATCGACATCGACGCGCTGCTGAGTGGCGGCACCCGATTCGCATTCGCCAGCGGCACGCTGGGCAGCGTGGCCGGCAACCGTGTCGCCATCACGACGCCGGCGTCGTCCACGTACGTCGAGGACACCGAAGGCGGCGACGCGGATGGCCTGGCGCTGCGCACAGTGCAGCTGGCGGTGGACGACTCCACGCCGAACCAGGAACTGTCGGTGGCCTTCACATGAAGCAGCTGGCGCCGTTCGAGTTCACGCCGACCATTCAGCCGGACCCTGACGATCCGGTCATCTTCACGCTTCGGCCGCTGGACTTCGCCGGAGATACTGAGCTCACGGCCGCGCAGGTATCAGGACCGGAAGGGGCGACAGCAGCCCTTCGCATCGCCTCGAAGTACGTCAACGGATGGAAGGGCGGCGGCCAGGATCCGGTCAACAGCCGCGGCGCTGCACGCGCGCGCCTGCGTGAAGTGCTCGATGGCGCGCCGTCCATCACCTGGAAGGCGTGGCTGACCGTCATCGCACTGGAACTTCTGAACCGGGCGGAGCCGTCGGAGGAAGACGCAAAAAAATTCTAGTCGCCGCCCACGTCGTAGTCGATCCGAAATGGACGAACTGCGACAGCTGCAAATGTGTGGACGGCGTTAGTCCTTACCCGCGGTGGACGCTCGCTGGGATATTCGAGAACAGCAAGCAATGCCCACGGCGCGAAACGCCAATGTGGGCCGCGCAGTGGCTTGACCTGTATCGCCACTACGAGAACGGCTTCCTGTTTGGGTCGGGCGCCATCGCCGACCAGCCCGCCTATTACCTGCGCGTCATGCGGCTCATTGGAGCGGCAGTCAACGCGCCTGCCGAGGATCAGAAGTGAACGCACGAGCCAATTACATCATTGCCGCGCAGGACGCGACGAAGGACGCGATTCGGTCGATCGAGCGGAACTTCAAGTCCCTCGACGGCGGCGTAAAAGCGACCGTTCGCGGCATCAACCTGACCCTGGGCGTGCTGGCCGGTGCGGGCCTGAAGAATCTCTTTCGCAGCGCGATGGACGCCACGGCTGAGGCCACCGGCCAGAACAGCGAGTTCACGAAGTCGCTGGAGGAAGTGCGAAAGGCGGCCCGGGAACTGATGGTTCCGAAGTCGGGCCTGCCGGCGGTGACGGACTCCATGAAGGCGCTGGCCGCGACGCTCAAGGATCCGGCCGTTCAGTCCGCGGCGGATGCCCTGTTCTCGACGCTGCTGAGGGGTGGCGCAGCGCTGGTCAACGTGCTGGCGCAGACTGCTGCCGGCCTGAAGATCCTGACCACCGGCGGCGGGAATGAGCTGGTCGACATCGACAACCAGATCCTGAAGCTGCAGGGACGCGCCGAGTTCTTCAAGAACGACCGGTCAGACAGTGGCCGCAAGAAGTACCGCGAGCTGCAGGCCCAGATCGCTGAGCAGCAGATGCGGTACGGCATGGCGCTGAATGGCGACGGCCTGCAGCCCATCGACTCCGAGGGCGCCCTGCGCGGGATGCGGGAGTTCGCTGACAACTTCGGTGACAAGGCGGCTGCAGACAAGAAGGCGATCGAAGACTACAACGACTCGCTAAAGGAACTTCAGAAGACATCGGAGAAGCTCGCCGAACAGGGCTCGATCCTCGACGCCGAGGAAAACACCGACTTCGAAGACCAGCAGAAGGCGCGCGAGTATTACGACAAGGTCTTCGAGGACTACCAAAAGCGGCTGAAGCAGTCCGAGGAACAGACCGCCGACTGGCGCGACAACCTGTCCGAATTCGCGTTACAGGCCGCGCGCAACATGCAGACGGCGCTGGCCGATTTCCTATTCGACCCGTTCCGCGATGGCGTCAAGGGCATGCTGCGCGGGTTCGTCGAGACGATCCGCAGGATGATGGCGGAGCTGGCCGCGTCGAAGCTGCTCGACGTGCTCGGCAAGAGCGGGACCATCGGCAAGGTCGGTAACTTCTTCGAATCGCTGTTCGGCGGCTTCAAGGCCGAAGGCGGCCCGCTCCAGCAAGGGAAATGGTACGTCGCCGGCGAGAGGGGGCCGGAGCCCATCTGGGGCGGCGGCCCTGGTGCGTTCGCAATGGGCTATGGCGGCGGTGGCGGCGGTGGCGGCGGTGGCGTCGTCGTGCATATCACCAACCAGGTGGACGCCCGCGGAGCCACGCAGGACCTGGCGGCTGCGCTTCCCGCCATCCTGGCCGCCAGCAACCAGCGTGCCGTGCAGATGGCGCGCGCACAGATCAACGACGACAGAAGTCGGCGGCGGTTCTGATGGAGCTCGCGTGGCCATTGGACATCGCGCCGGCGGCGCAAGGCTGGAAGGTCATCGACAACGCCGGAATGTTCGGTTCCCCGTTCGTGGGTGCGAGCCGCGTCTATGGGCGCCCGGGTGTTCGGATGGGCTGCTCGATGTTCTTCACGAATCAGAATCGTGTCGATCGGCATCGGCTGCTGGGCTTCCTCGCCGCCGTTAACGGCCGCTACAGCAGTGTCTGGATCCCTGACTTCGGCACGAACCTGCGCGGGTCTTTCCCCGCCTCTGAGCTGCTGTCGAATGTGAACTTCACGCCCAGCGGCGGCACCACCGGCTGGACCAGCACGAATGCCGAGCTCGTCCTGTCCGCCGACAGTGGTCGCATGCGGATGTCGCGCACTGCCGTTGCAGCCAACCGCCACGCCTACGCCCAGGCGACGGTGCCCAGCGGCGTCGCCATGCTGTTCCGTGCGGGAATGCTGGCCGGCCGCGGCGCGCTCACCTACGCCCTGCGCATCGGCTCGACTACGACCGGCAACGAGATGGCCGGATCCAGCACCTTCACGGCCGCGGGATACCAGCAGATCAGCGGCATCACCACCGCCACCACCGCGTACGCCAACGTCCAGGACAATGTCGCGGGACGGGCGGCCGACAATTTCACCGTACTGGAGCAGCCGTCCCTCTCGCGCTGCGCCCTGGTCAATGGCGCGAGCCAGGTCGGCAGCGCGCTGTGGATCGACCAGCTGCCGGCCAGCACCTTGGGCCTGCTGCTCGCCGGCGATGTGGTGGCGGTCTACACCACGCGCTGGGAAGTGAAGCGTCTGGTCATGAACCTCAACTCCAACGGCAGCGGCCAGGGACAGCTCGTATTCGAGCCCGCCCTGAGCTCGGCGCCGGCGGATAACGCGCCGGTCGCCATCTACCAGCCTCGCGCAAAGTTCATGCTGACCACTGACACGACGCAGATCGACAACAAGCCGGGCCAGTTCTCCGACATCCAGCTGGACTTCGTCGAGGACTTCCGGTGAGCAGCCGCTTTGCTTCGGCGACGAATGAGACAGCATCCGCCCGAACGACGCTGCGGCTGTTCATCGCCTGCGCCCTGGACTTCGCGAGTGGCTTCGTCCGCGCGCACGACGGCCTCGGGACCTTCAGCTGGGCGAGCAACTCCTATGACGGAGTCGGCCGCTTCGGCGGGATCGACGTCGCAGAGGAGACGATCGACGTCATCGCCAAGCCCGTGAAGATGAAACTGTCCGGGGTGGACTCCGGCCTGGTCGCCACCACGATGACCGAGGAGTACCAGGGTCGGTCGGCGACGCTGTACTTCGGCCTGGTCAACCCTGACACGAACGTCCTGTTCGACACGCCGGAGACGCTTTGGGACGGGCTGATGGATCAAATGTCCATCTCCCTCGGCCAGGCCACCGGGGAAATCACACTCAACTGCGAGCACCGCCTGCGCGCGGAGCCGTGCATTGCCCGGTATACCGACGCCGACCAGCAGAAGCGCTATTCCGGGGATCGCTTCTTCGATGTGCAGGGAAAGATTCAAGGCTTCCGCGGAACGTGGGGCGCCAAGGGTGTCGCAAATGACCTGAAGGGCGGTGGCCACTACGACTTCCGCGGCCGGCAAGGCTACGTATGGGTGCCAGATTGAGGCGCCACGACTGGGCATCGCGCCTCTTCGACGTGATCGAGGAACACCGCTCGCGGCCGTTCGTCTGGGGACAGAACGATTGCTGCCTGTTCGTGTCGCGCGCAGTGGACCGCATGACGGACAACGCGCGGACCTACCTGATCCTCGAACAGTACTCGGACGAGGCGAGTGCGCTGCGGCTGATCGCAAGCCACGGAGGCCTCGCCGGCGCCGTGACCTATTTCATGGGTGATCCGCATGACGGCCGGCCGGAGCGTGGCGACGTGGTGCTGTTCCACGGCGGCGAAGCTGACGCGGTCGGGATCTGCCTCGGTGCCCGCATCTTCGCCATGGGTCCCGAAGGCCTGCGTGAGATCCCCCGCACTCCGGACCTGATCCGCATGGTGTGGCGTGTCTAAGGTCATCAAGGGCGTGGTGATCGCGGCGGCGATCGTGGCCACCGGCGGCGCCGCGGGGTTGCTCCTGGGCCCGGCAGGCCTCGGCCTGATGGCGAGCGCCGCAGGTCTGTACACGGCGGTGAACGCGCTCGCCCTCAGCGCCTTCATCAATGGCGTCTCCGCCCAGCTTTCCGGATCCAGCCGCGGCGCCCGGCCGGCGATCGACGTCGAGTACTCCGGCACCATCGAGCCGCGCCGGATCATGTACGGGGAGCTGAAGTGCAGCGGCATGCACGTCCTGCCGCCCGTCACCACCGGCACGAACAACAAGTTCTTGCACGGCGCGCTGGTGGTCGCTGGCCACGAAGTCAACGCCATCACCAGCGTATGGTTCGACCAGGAGCAGCTCGGCACCATCAGCTCGATCACCGGCACGGCCAACGATGGCAAGGTCACGACCGGGACCTTTGCAAACAAGGCCTGGGTGCGGCGCTACATGGGCACCTCCGGCCAGACGGTCGACTGGATTCTGGACAACGCTCTTTCCATCTGGACCACCAATCACCGCGGCCGCGGCGTGGCGTACGTCGCCTATCAGCTCGAGTACGACGAGGCGGTGTACAAGACGGGCAAGCCGACCGTGTCCGTTCTCGTCCAGGGGAAGAAGTGTTACGACCCGCGCCTGGACGTATCACCTGGCGCGAACCCCACCAATCCCGCTTACATCGCCTACACCGCGAATCCCGCGCTGTGCCTGGCTGACTACATCACGGACACCAGCCTGGGCCTCGCCGAGGCCGCCTCCCGCATCGACTGGACGATGGTCGAGGACGCGGCCGATATCTGCGACGAGCTCGTCGCCGTCCCCACCGCCAGCACGCAGAAGCGCTACACCTGCAACATCGCACTGCTGGCCACGACGCCCTACGAGCAGAACATCGAGGCGCTGGTGGCCTGCATGCTCGGCTCCTGCATGTACAGCGGCGGGAAATGGCGGATCCGCGCCGGAGCATGGGAGGCGACTTCCTTCGTCATCGGCGATGCCAACATCGTCGACGCCGGCGTGGACGTCACCACCGCGTACTCGTACAAGGATCGCTGGAACGGCGTCCGTGGGTCTTACATCGACCCGAACAACAACTATCAGCCCAACGAGTTCCCGCCCGTTCAGAACGCGTCCTATGTCACCGCCGACGGTGAATCGGTTTTCAAAGACACGGCCTTCGCTGGCTGCATCAATGTCTACGAAGCCCAGCGCAATGCCATCAT